ACCACCAGCAAGTGCCATGGTTGGCGTTACTTCAGTGGGCAAGCCTTGCAATCGTTGGCGTAAAGCCGTCATCCTTTGTTGCATAGCCTGTTGCTCTGCTATCTTGCGCTGTTGCTCCGCAAACTGCGCACCGACAATCTGCTGCTGCAAGGCTTGTTGTCGCGCTTGCTGTAAACCTTCCGCGGCAGTGCCGCCACGAGCAAGCGTTGATCCGATATTAGCAAGCGTCATCCATCGTTGACGCATACGCTCTTCTTCATCTATGGCTGGCGTTGGCAAACCAGGAATCATGGTTGCACGATCAAGACCTGTGCCAAAGCGTTGCAAGATATTAGGCGATGCGCCTTGCATGGCGGATTCAGGTGAATTCGGAACCGTGCTGTATGAAGGCCCGCCAAACAGAAAGTCTAAAAGTGCCATGTTTAACCCCTTGTGCGGCGATCAAGTTCCTTGACAGCCTCAACCAGCAAACCCGTTACTTCTGGATAGTTCACCATCTTCATGCCGTTATCCGCTTTGGCTACCGCGTGCGGCATAACGCGCTCAACGTCTTGCGCCATCACGCCACCCGTTGGCATGTCCGAACCCTTGTATTCGTACTCGTAACCGCTGAGTTCACCAAGCGATGCAAGTGGTGACTTCATCTTGGCGATGTTTTCCTTCATGCGCTTATCGGAAAACAGGTAAGCGAGTGCCGCAACATTGCTTAAACCTTGCCCAAACTGTTGAGCGCCGGAAAGGTTTTGTGTCGTTTGTTGCGTACCACCTGATGGCATTTGCGTAAGACCTTGTTGAAGGATCTGCAACTGCTGCAACGGGTAATTCTGTTGGCGTAAAAAGTCTTGGTACGCCAAATCCAAATTGGCCTGGTTCATCGCTTGTTGCTGTGCACCAATACCTTGTAATCCTGCCGCGGCTTGTTGGCGTAAACCAATGTCCTGCGCACCGAGCGCAGCGGCCTGTCCAAACCCTTGCTGCGCAAGTTGTGTCGCGGCCTGTGCGCCTGTTTGCAATGCGGCTTGCTGTTGCAATGCTTCCTGCACGGCTTGGCGAGTTCCGCCATACGCGCCAGCTTTTGCCGCGGCAGCGCGTGACTGTTGCTGTTGCATCAGTCGTTGCGTTTCAATGTTGCCGAGCGTGTTTTGGATAACCTGCTGGTTATAAGGATTGTAAAAATTAGCCATGGATTCGCCAAGGCTTAATGGCGATTCTCTGATGGCGGCCATTGCCTCTTGTTGCGGTTGCGTGAATCCCGCAATCCTTGGCCCGCCATAGGCTTGATAAGGTTGCTGCGCTACTTGCTGCGCAAACGCATAGTTTTGCAGCGCAGCTTGCTTAAACTCTGGATCGGGTGTGTATGTTGACGAACTTCCGCCGCCGCCTTTGCTCATAGTGATAACTCCTTGGACATGACAGTCCACTTCTCTTGATAACCTTCGTCCGCCAGAAACGATTTGATCCATCCGCGCCGACCCGCTAGCGTGACGCGATTACATCCTATGGATAGCGCCCACTTCTCGATAATGGGGCGCATTGCGGCGAGTTCTTCGATGTTTCCGCCAGCAAGGAAGTAGTGACATGCCTTGCTTTGCGGATAAACTTGAATCTCAGTAATGACAGCGGATTGCGAACCGGGCCAAAACTGCATTTGCTTGTTTGTCACGGCCTTTGCAATATCTTCAATGGTATGCGTTTGTCCAGCGTGAAGCAATGCCGCCTCAAGGTAAGGCTTGCATCGCTCCCAGTGCTGAAGGTCAAACTTTGTCATTGAATGGAAAGCAATCCATTGTTTGCGGCTTGTGGCGTGAAATTGGATAAAAGACCTTGCAGCGGCGTTCCACTACCAAGTTGCCCAAGATAGTAGTTATATGGCTGCAAAGTCATATTCTGTGCGGCCTGGTTGTAGCTTGAAAATAGCTGCGCTTCTGGTGATGCGCTAATCGACTGGCGAATATCTGACAGCGGAACGCCTTTGTTGTACTCGCCAAGCCAGTAACCGTAATCGGCTTGCGTTGGCATCCTTCCAAGCGACATTCGGTAAGTGCGATTTAGCAACGCTTCGGGTGATGTGGCGATTGATTCCTGAATAGCGCCAGCATCAATACCTTTGGCGAGTTCACCGCCCCAGTAATTCAGATCGGCTTGCGTTGGTGCGCGCCCAAGTAAACCTTGGTACCAACCCGTCACTTGTTGATCGTAAGGATTGACAACGGGTTGCGTCGGAACATTCAAAAGGCTATCCGTTACCGACCCGCCGGGTAGTAAAGTGGAACGATCATCAATGAAATTATCCTTGCCCATTTCGAGCAAACCCGTGTTGCCGCCAGTAGTGGTTGATGTGCTTGTTCCGCCAGTGGTTACAAGTTGCTGATTAATTGCTCCTTGGTCAACAGATTGCTTAATGTCCTGCCCTACTTTTACCGTGTCTTTGGCTGCATCCTTTACATTCTGATCGTTAATTTGTTTGCTCTGATCCTTTGGCTGCGTCTCGGCTGGCTCAACGGCTGGCCGCCACTTCTCACCGGATGGCAATGTGTAGGGCGTTACTTTGCCCGTGTTGGTGAACAGTAAACCTTCAGGCCCAAAACCGTAACGCGTGTAATCGCCAGCGTATGGCGTATAAGTCCTTTCCGCCAAACCTGTCTGGGTAATGCCTTGCGTTGTACGTTTAGCGCCCGCTTGACGCGCCGCGTTAATATCAATCTCTGATTGCGCTGAACGTAGAAACTCGCTGCGCAGTTTCTCTGGGCTTGCTAACTCGTTTTGCGCCCAATCCCAGTATGCGGTTTCATTGGGTTGCGGTGCGCGTCCCAAGACTGACGTGTAAAGCTCAGGTATTGCGTCACGCAAAAACGCACTACGCAACTGTGCTGGCGTCCACTTTTCGTTGTTGGCGGACATAAGCCACCAATTAACCTCATCGTCACGCGGCGCTCTGTTGAGTGCTTGCTGGTACAAAGCCTGTATGTCTTGTTTCGTTGCCATGTCTACCTCTAAATCGACGTTGCACTGATGACGCCAGAATTATTAACCGTGATGCTATACCGCGTTCCGTTTGGCGAGCGAAGGATCAACCGCATACCCTCCACAAACTCAACGTCTTGCAACTTCTTTAAGTTCAACGCATCAGCACTTTCCAAAGCGCGGTTGCGTTCACGCTCAAGCGGTTGCGAATAAGTATTTGGCGGCGTCGGTAATCTCATCGCCCGCTACCTGGTACAGCATCCAAACGGATCGTGCCAACACGCCAATCAGCATCAGCATTACCAACCACGCGCATTGCTACTTGGCGGCCCGTGAACCGTGCATTCGTGTACGGCTGCATGGTGTATGGGCCATAAGTTGTGCTTGATGATTCCGGTGTTGGTTTCGTGTAAAACGTCAACTTCACTTGACCTTGTGACTTTTCATCCGGCAATATTTGCCGCACTGCCATAAAGCGATCACCCGTTGACAGTTCAACCGGGCCTGATTCCGCGTAACGCGTGGACGTTATTGGAGTTCCGTTATCTGTCCATCCATTTTCATGTTCGTACAGATAACCATCCGTGCCAACCGCAAGCGGATTTGTGAATACACCTGAATCCGTCCAGCATGTGCGGGCTAACGCGCCAATTGACCAATGGTTCTCGCGGTAATTCCAAATGATGTACCGATCACACTCATTGCTATCGGCTGACGGGTAAAACCACCACACTTCGCCAAACGCTGAATTGTGGCCTGAGTAAATCTTCGCCACTTGATCAAGGTTGATGTCCGTGAACACATAATCGCCAACTGAGCAAGGTAACGGTTGCAGCTGACCGTTGAATAGGAAAAACGATTTATCGCTCATCCATACCGCGCCACCCTCAATCACGGCAACGGCTTGCGGGCCAATCAAACCGCAAAACGAACCCACTTTTTCCTGACCATAAACCAATGGCGGCCCCAGGTAATTCATCACGTGAGCATCAGTCTCGGTAAGGATTAACACCTGTCCGCGAACGCGCTTTGCCGCCAGGATGCGGCCGTTAGTCTGTAGCTCTAACGATCCCGCGGTATTCGTTCCTGATGGCGTCCAAACCGTGTTATCCTCTTGATCTGACCATTGCACTAAACGCGGGTTACCGCCAGCGCCCAAAGCAAACAGATAACGCTCTGGCGTGACAATGAGCGCAGTGTTATCGGTTGGCGCGTTTGTGATGACAGCGGCAAGCGATCCAACGTTGTTTTGCCACTCGTAAAGTTTTCCGTCTGAATTGGCACACGCCACAAGATACTCGCCCCAGTTATCAAGCGACCAGGTTGTGGCATCGAGTTCCGCGCCAACGCTTCGCTTCGTTCCGTAAGTGGATGCGCCGTAATTGGCTGCACCGTAACCGTAACCCGTAAACGATGATGATCTTCCAGTAATATAACCAGATGGCGTGATGTTGTAAAAGTTGCCGCCATTCCAAACGTAAAGTCTGGAGTGCGTTCCCACGGCAAGCCAACGGTCATAATCGTTATCCCGCCAACTGAACATGCCACGCGCCGAACCTGTAAACGTATCGCCTGACGCTTTCACCCACCCGCCAACAGGCCGCATGGTTCCCTCGTACCACCGAACCAGATTGGCGTCCCAATACCTACCCGCGGCCTGGTAATTGGTGCCGTTCCGGTATACGCCTGGTGGTATTTTCTT